GCATCATGTAGTAGTGCGAACTTGCATGACCTATCTGAATATCAGATGGGGATACGATTGCGAAGCTAATTACTTCATTATTGGAGACGATATCGTATTAAAATCTCGACAACTCTATTGTTTATACAAACAAGTAGTCGGGACTTTAATGGATGTCGGAATTAGTGAGAAGAAAGGTTTCCATTCGGATACCGATCTTAACACTAATCTCTTACCAGGAGAGAACGAAAAGTTCGTTGCAGAATTTGCGAAACGCATTTTCTACAATGGACGAGAAGTCACTCCGGTTCCTCCAGATGAGGTTATTACCTACGCCCGCAACTCACATTTACTGCCTAACATGATTACTTCGTTGAAAAGACGAGATTATCACGTTGACGCAGAAATGGTTCAGGACCTAGCTAACCTATCTTTCGATAGGAAACTAGCGCTCGATTGCCTCTTCGCCCCTTTCACACCTCAATCCTCTATAAGAGAGGGTATTGACGTCGATGAAGTAAGGAATTTAATTTCGAAAACTATGTGGGGGGATGTTAACATCAATATTGATGTAATCAACAACCTACTAGTTGAGGAAATTAAAAACAAAGCAACTGAGGTTCAAAAGGACATGATGGACAGTTTAACCAAATGGGAAAACTATTCTTCATCTCCGAATGAACTACACGTAAAGTCCTGGGTATACCGTTGTGAAGCTATGTTGATGGTCTTCTCCTCTGCAAAAGATGCAATGCAGGAGAGATTTGATAAAGCAGTAGAGACTTTCAACCAGACTGAATTTAATCACACTCCAGAAAACTGGAGAGAGTTTAAACAGGCTGTTGGAGACCTACAGGTAGTCTTTGACATTGATAATATCTTTAAAGGTATTAACAAGCCTAAAAGCGACCGTTACTTCTTTATTCAAAGCACTCTTGCACGTGCCTTAAAGGCAGCAAGAAGAAGATCAAAGGAACACAGTGGTTAGTAAATACAAACCGAGGTATATACCTCCCTTCCTCAATCAAGGTTATGATTGAGCCCTCATCTGGTAAGGATGACCACCTTTTAACTAAGGCGTCTCAGA